AATAATCAAATTGTTGTTTTAGTTCCAAATGTTAGAAAACCTGTTCCACTGTTTATATTAATGAGAGCGTTGGGGATTGTCTCGGATAAAAGTATTATTGAAACGTGTTTATTAGACTTGGAAAAAAATGAATCATACATAGATTTATTTATACCGTCAATTCATGACGCAAATAAAATTTTTAACCAAGAAACAGCACTGCGTTATATTGCATCTTTTACAAAGCGCCGAACAATTACTGGAACACTTGATATTTTAATGAATTATTTTTTACCCCATATTGGTGAACAAAACTTTTTGGAAAAGGCCTATTTTGTTGGATATATGGTGAATCGCATGTTACGCGTATTTACAAAGGAAGATAAGCCAACCGACCGAGACAATTTCCGTTTTAAACGCGTTGAACTTTCTGGTTCTCTCATTTACGACCTTTTCAGAGAATATTTTCTTATTCAAAAGAGAGACATTTCACTGAAGATTGATAAAGAACATTACTTTCATAAAGGAAAATATGAGGGCAAAGCTTTCCTCAACTTGATTGAAGCTAATGTTGGTCTTATTTTTAAAGAGAGAAGCATTGAAACAGGATTTAGAAAAGCATTTAAAGGAAACTGGGGTTCAGAAGAACATACAAAACGAATTGGCGTTGTTCAAGATTTAAACAGATTGTCTTGGAATACTTTTATCTCTCAACTTCGTAAATTTAATCTTCCATTAGACGCAAGTGCAAAGGTTGTTGGTCCTCGGTTATTACATTCTAGTCAATGGGGTTATATTGACCCAGTTGATACTCCCGATGGAGGTAACATTGGTTTGCACAAACACATGGCTATTAGTGCATTTGTAACAAGTGGTGCATCTTCTGTTCCAATGATTAAATGGATGAGAGCAAAAACAACCATGCGCATTATTCAAGAATGTACTCCTAAGCTTCTTGGTAATTCAACTAAAATTTTTGTAAATGGTGTTTGGATTGGTGTAATTGATAATCCACTTGAAACTATGGCAACAATTAAGATGTTTCGGAGAAATGGTCTGATTCCTGCATTTACAAGCGTTTCATTTAATTATGAAAATAATGAAATATTTATTTACACCGACTCGGGTAGACTCAGTAGACCAATTTACTATATTGACTCAAAAACTGATAAAATTAGTTACGACAGACCAGAAATTATTGACGTAATAAATAGTAATAATTATACCTGGGAACAAGCCGTCGCCGGATTTCACAAAAAAGCTGTTGAAAAATTCAGCATAAAAAGAAACATTATTTATGATATTAATGAATTGTATCCCGATTTAAAAAATATTGAATCCATTGAAAAAGCATTTGAAAAGGACAAATCTGCACTTGAATACGTTGATGTTTCTGAAGAAGAAGGTCTTTTAATAGCGACAACTAAAGATGAATTGAAAAAGAATAAATTTTACACGCATGTTGAAATTGACCCTTCTCTCATACTGGGAGTAATGGGAAATCAAATCATTTATCCCGAAAATAATCCTCTTCCTCGCAATTCTTTCTCGTGCGGTCAAAGTAAACAAGCAGTTTCAGTATATCACTCTAATTTTCAATCTAGAATTGATAAAATGGGAGTTATTTTGAATTCTGGACAAATACCTCTATTAAAATCCAAGTATTTGGAATACATTAATAATGAAGAAATGCCATACGGGGTAAATGCAATTGTCGCAATTATGTCCTACACTGGTTATAATGTGGAAGACGCTATTTTAATTAATGCGGGTTCTGTAGCTCGTGGAATTTTTAGAACAACATATTATTCTAGTTATGAAGCGAGAGAAGAAAGTTCAAAAATTTCTGGGTCAATGACAAATTCACGTTTTGCAGATGTTCAAACCAAAAATGTTAGTGGACTAAAAGCCGGATTTGATTACAGTAACCTTGATAAATACGGGTTAATTAAAGAAGACACTCCATTAAATGATAAGATGGTTGTTATCGGAAAGGTAACTTCCAACTCTATTGATTCTGATGTTGTTATTGATTCGTCCGTTTTCCCTAAGAAGGGTCAGCTCGGGTTTGTAGACAAATCATTTATTACTGAAGGAGAAGAAGGAACCCGTATTGCAAAAGTCCGCATTCGTGAAGAGAGAATCCCTGCAATTGGAGATAAAATGGCTAGCAGAGCTGGTCAAAAAGGTACACTTGGTTTAATTATTCCCGAAGAAGATATGCCCTTTACAAGTGACGGTATTCGTCCAGATTTAATTATTAATCCTCATGCTCTACCATCTCGTATGACCATCGGCCAGCTACTTGAAAGTTTATTCGGTAAAGCGTGTACCGCTTATGGTGGATTTGGGGATTGCACTGCGTTTAAAACCAAAGGTCCTCACACAAAAGTTTATGGATCTATGTTGGTTAATGCTGGGTTTCATTCATCTGGAAACCAAGTTTTATACAATGGTATGACAGGAGAACAAATATATTCAGACATTTATCTTGGTCCAACTTATTATATGCGTTTAAAGCACATGGTAAAGGATAAAATTAACTATCGTGCTAGAGGCCCCAACACAATGCTAACAAGACAGCCAGTTCAAGGTAGAGCAAATGATGGAGGTCTTCGTATTGGTGAAATGGAACGCGATGGTATAATGGCTCACGGTGCGTCCGCATTCTTGAATGAATCTTTTATGGTTCGTGGTGACGAATATTACATGGCAGTTTGTAACAAAACTGGTGGAATTGCAATTTACAATGAATCGTTGAATTTGTTTTTAAGCCCATTTGCTGATGGTCCGATTAATTTCAATACAACACTTGATGGAAAACTTAATATACAAAATGTTAGTAGATTTGGTAGAGACTTCAGCATTGTTCGTGTTCCATATGCATTAAAGTTGTTAATTCACGAACTACAAACAATGAATATTCAAATGCGAATTATAACAGAAGATAATATTGACCAAGTCATGAATATGTCATACTCTGACAATATTAGCAAACTATTGAAAACCGGTGACCATAAAGACCTTTCTATGTTATATAATAAATATAAGAATCAAATTTATCAACAAAATCAAGAAAAAATGGTTCGCGGAAGACCTTCCACGTCTACATCAACAACAGATAGCAGTGTTCCTTATGCAGACGGAAGTCCAGCTTACAGTCCTCCATATGACCCTAATGATAGTCCAGCATATGACCCGAATGCTAGTCCTGCGTATAATCCAAATGATAGCCCAGCTTATAAACCTGATAGTCCAGATGAACAATCTCCTCGTTTTGAACCTCATAGTCCAGATGAACCACCTCCTATAGCTGCTATAGAAGGCATTAACATTAAAAATTCTGAAGTTAAAACAGAATTTGACGCTTTACCAGAGAGAGATAAAATAATGCTAATGAAAATGGCGGCAGAACAAAGAGCTAAAAAAAATAAAGAAGGGGATGAAAAAGAAGAGGTTAAAGTTGCCGCTCCAGTAAAGTCACAGGCTGGTGGTGACTCTGAACAAATTACTTCTATCTTAAAGATTGAAGAAGAAAAACCAGAGTCTGAAAAAGGAACAACAGAAACAGATAGTAGTTCTAGTTCTGGAACAAAATCTGTTAGTTTTGACACAGGTTCATCTGGTTCGGATGGCGTAAAACAAATAATCCTTTAATTATAACTAAAAAAAATTGACATAAAATCAAAATGATAATGTATACTATAAATATAATGGCGGCTCAGAACTCAAGTGGCGTTGTTTCAACTGTTTATAAATCTAGAAAAACCGTTTTAGATTTAATGAAAAAGCAAAACTACAATGTTGAAGAATATGAAAATTTTAGCGTTAATGAAGTTAACACCATGTTGCAGAATAAGCAACTTGACATGCTTTTAGAGAAGACGGACGAAGACCCAAGTACAAAGCGCAAAAATAAAATTTATATTAGATACTATTTAGCAAAAACATTGCGACCACAGAATATTCAAGAAATGATTGATGACTTGTTTAATTTAGAAGAAATTTTGACAAAAGATGACACCTTGATGGTTGTTACTAAGGACGATTTGAACGAAACCATCACAAACTTATTGAAACATATTTGGGAACAAGATGGAATTTTAATTGTTGTTCAAAGCATAAAGAGATTGCAGTTCAATATTTTGAACCACACCCTAGTACCACCTCACAGAGTCTTGTCAAAAGATGAGGTTAATACCGTTAAAACAAAGTACAATATTATGGACGACACTCAGTTTCCAGATATTTCTAGGTTTGATCCAGTAGCTCAAATCATTGGTATTCGTCCTGGACAAGTTTGCGAAATCATTCGCCCTAGCAAAACTGCTATCAGCGCATATTATTACAGAATTTGTGTGTAAGTGCTTATTAATTTTGTCTAATTGTATATATAATGTCAACATATTCCGATGCGATTTTATCTAAATTAGAAACTATCACGCAAAAATTTGATTCCTCTTTAGATGATTTATCAGAGTCATATTTAAACTATAAAATGTATCCGGAATATAATGAATATGGAAGAATGTATTCAAACACAAGCGGAATAATTGACTCATTACAAGCGGACGTATTCGTATCTACAAATGATGTTCAAAAAAATATTGATAATTTAAACAAACTTATATCTGATTTGAACAAAAAAATAGCAGCAGAAAAAATTAAACAAACCAAGTTAAAAGCGGAATTGGTCAATATAAATTCTCAAGCAAATGGCTCAGGGTTACTTACCATACAATCAAAAACTCTATATTTTGATAATTATGTTTATAATATAACCTTGATTGTTGGTATTCTTATTCTTTTTTACTCATTATTTAAGGTTTACTCAAAAAAATCACAACAAATGCCGACAACCGTATAATACTTTTTCTATTAGCATTAAAATAGAAAATGTATAACTTAATTTATAAACCACATAATACTCTTGCTAGTTTTGCTATTCTTGATAAAGATGGTAAAAATAAAGCTTTAATGGAATATGCAAATGAAAGTTTAAAAAAATCAATAAGAAAAATAGAAGATAGATACAAAGACCCAAGTTATAAAATTAAAAATAATATAGCAGACGCAGTGAAAGATAAAAGTCAGTGCAATAGCAGTTCATCGTTTATTTTAGGTGCATCGTATTGTTTTCTTTTATTATTATATATAAATAATGCCAACCGCCGTAAATCTTAATTCAGAAGTTTTGCAATTACAAAGGTTAAATCAACAGTATATGACAAAATTAACCGAGTATAAATCAGCATTTGCTTCATATGTAACAACAATGAAATCTCAAACAAATGCAAATAGTTTTGTTGTTCTTCCTGGAAAAACATTTACGTTTCCAAGCACAACTTTATCGCAAAATAGAAATAGTACAATTGAAGAATGCAAAGCACTATGTGCTTTAAATAAACTTTGCACTGGTGCAAACTTTAACACTATTTCAAAAGTTTGTGAGTTAACAAAAGGTGATGGTCCAATAGTAGATACGCTTAGATCTAGTCACGTAGTAATTGTAAAAAAATCCAAACAACAGTTGGACAATTTAGACAAAATTAATGGTCAGCTGATATTTATTAATAACCAAATGATTGCTATTAGCAATAAAATTAAACCCAGTGTAAATAAAAATGAGTCAACGTTGTCAACTAATAATAGTAATTTAATGAGTAACAACACTTCTCTTCTTCAAGAACAAACCAAGATTAAAAATATGTTGGACCAATTTAATGATATAGAACAGAGTTATACAAATCAATCTTTAAATGCTGACCAAAAAAATGCAAGATATTACTTGTGGCTTGTTGTTATGATTGTTGCTTTAATATTAACTATTAAATTTATATTTTTTCCTGATGCTAGAGGAAACCTTTTAAGTGTTATTCTATGGACAGTTATTATTATTTGCATAATATTAGCCACCATTAATTTGAACAGCCCCGTTGCGTATGCAATATGGATTATGTTAGTTGCCCTCGTTTTAATGATGAAAGCAAATCTAATTCCGTCTATTTAAGGCATAATTACAAAATAATCAATAATGAAAATGATAAATATTTTTGTGTTTATTTATATTAATGACAAGTGAAACTAATAATTTTATATCGGAAACTTTAAGACAAGGGAAAAAGTTTAAAAATTATCAAAGCAAAATAGTTGACAATCAAGAAAAGGAAATAAAAAATTTAATGGAAGGGTTTGAACCAAATTCACGTGCAAGTGATTCATCAAAGCCAGTTGTAAATCAAGTTAAATATGTTCAAAATAACGCAACGCAACTGAATCAACTTCAAACACAATTTGCTAGTACTTTAGAAAGATATAAGACAGCTCATGCACAATTAATGTCTGTTACAAATACTTATCTTAAAGATAATCAAAAACTAACGTCTGATTCAATCTTAAACAAGAATATTTTTGTGAATCAGGTTTCTTCCAACACAACCGCAGAATATGTTGGAGCTTATTCAGATAGACCAAGTGGGAGCCGAGATTCTCCAATGGATTTTCAAAACTTTGGAAATATTCCAGAAGTATATGATGCTTGCAAAAAAAAAGCAACAGAAAAAGGAGTCTCATATTTTGGTTTACAGCGCTTAAATCGTGGTGACGTAGTCTGTTCTACAAGTAATGATTTTAATCAAACAACAAAATTTGGAGCAGGCGGGAATGGGTGTATTCTTGGACCCGATAATTATCAGTATGGAAACGTTGATACTATTAATGCCGTCTATCAAACACCAACTTCTACTGCAAAGTATGTGGGAACGTATGTTGATAGTCCAGATAGAGCAATGGATTTAGTAAATGGTGGAAGTAACTCTTTTTCTTTTCAAACTTGTTTAAATGAAGCTATTAAGACAAAGTCCAAGTATTTTGCACTGCAAGACGGGAGTGCTCCTGGAAATGCTCAATGTGCATTAAGTAATGACTGGACGAAAGCTTCAAAATACGGAAAAGCAAACAACTTTACCGTTGCACGTGATGGATATAAGTATGGTGGTGGTTGGGCGAATTCTATTTACGAAGTAAACACAACTACTCCAAAATACCTTGGCTGTTATATGCACAAAGGACAACTTGACCCGAGTGGTATGAAAGTTATTTCTACAGGTAGTTCTGTATTAGAATGTCAAAAAAAGGCTACTGACAGTAATTTTACATATTTTGGCTTATCGGGTGGACTTCTTGGTACCTTATTTGGAAGTCAAACTTGCAGTGGTGGAAATAATTTATCTGTAATTACAAAATATGGTCAAACAAATCCAGCATCTTATGGTTCAGACGGTAAAATTTATGGACTTGAGGGAGTAAATGCAGTATACAAATTTAAAAATACTGGATACCCGGAAAATGTGGGAAAAGCTGGTTATGTTGATCCCAAGGGATTATTAACTGAATATCCCAAACCTATGATTAGTGTTGTAAATGGAGTTCCGTCAATTGTTAAACTTGACAATAGTTGTCCAAAAGGAATTGTTAATGTTGATAGCAATGTCTGGCAAAATCAAAGGAAGGCCTCAAATATGATGACAACAACTACAAAATGTGGCTTATCAAGCGCTATTCAAGCGGACCAAGCCAGTGTTGATGAAATGAGCAAGCAGTTAAAAAATATGTCGGCACAGATACTTTCCATAGTTAAATATTTAGAAACTCTTGATGATTCAGCAATTAAACAAATGGGTCTTAACAGAACAAGTTTAAATGACATGTTGTCAAAATACACCTCTTATAATACACAGTTCTCTCAATATGCAAATGTTGATGTTAGTAATTACGATAATATTTTGGCAGACCGGAAAATAGTTACTTCCCAACAAAACTACAACTACATATTATGGTCTGGAATAACAGTAGTGATTCTTATTATTGCGTTGCAATTAATTAAACGAACAAGCACATAAATAGTCAAAAATTATATATATTATCTTGATATATTCTATATATAATGGCACCAAATCAATTACAAGACCAAAGCAATGAAATTATTGCAGATATTCAAAATCTTCAAAATATAGAAACTGATTTATTTAAAACTTTAGAGACTGGTCTTGTAAACAAGACACTCACTACACCCCAACAAAACAAAATCGTTGACCAAATCAATAAGGTGTCTAGCATGCGAGCTAGTTTGTTTAAAACATTGAACAACACACAGCAATATTATAGAGGCACAGTTTCAAGCGTTGGAAATATTATTGGACATCAAATAAATGCAATTGATGTTGTTGAGGTACAATTAAATGATTCTAAAAAGAGATTGAAAATAATTGAAGAAGAAAAAAACAATAAATTAAGACTTGTTGAAATTAACACATATTATGGACAAAAGTATGCAAACCATACCAACATAATGAAAACTGTTGTATTTTTTTGCATTCCAATTATTATTTTGGCGGTTTTAGCAAATGCCAATATTTTACCACACTCTGTTTATGTCTTTTTATTTATAATTATTATTGTAATTGCAGTTGTTTTTATTTGGAGACAAATATTGGACGCATATTCACGCGACAATATGATGTATGACGAATATGTTTGGGGAAAAGAACCGCCAGAAAAACCAGAGGTTAACCTTGACGTGAGTGGTTGGGTTGATCCTTGGAAAGGCACGGGAACAGTATGTGTGGCTCAAGAATGTTGCAACGACGGTTTTACATATGTCCCGTCACCAACTAATAAATGCGTTTCTAATAGTAACTTGCCAGATGGAGTTAAACCATACGACCCAGCGAATGCTCAAAGTGTTTCTTCTGGAGCCGCATCAACCGACTCAGATCCTGGAACTTTAAATCCATTTGATGTCTTAAGTGGTGCCGCTAGTGGTGTTACAAATTTTGCCACAGGAAGTGTCGCCTCTGCTTACGGTTCACTAACAGCCCAATAAGTTAGGAAATAAATTTTTGCAGTTTAGCTTTATATTTATTGTTGTTGTTGTTTAAAAAAAAACTAATAATAATATAATATAACAACAATGCCAGATACTCAATGCCAAACAACACAACAAGTACAACAATTAGAACAACAACTTAAACTTCAACAAAGTACCGCTCAAATTAATAGAATGATTTCTCAATCTGCTGCCGCATTAACTTGCGGACCAGATTGTCAAAAAGCAAGACGTTCCGAAGAACTTAAGCAGAAATTTTTAGACGCAGAAGCCAACACAAATACTGCTCCAGCACAATTAGCAGCCGCGGCAAAAGAATATTATATCTACACTCAAGGCGAGGCTGGGTACAGACAATATCTTAAGAGACAAGCAACGGCTCAGGCAAAAGTTATCGCCGCAAGAACAAAAACATCATTTGCAAGTGCATCAGCAAAGTTAAAGGCTATGACAAAAGATTACCAACGGTTGCACATAATATATACAAACACTCTTACTTTATATGAAAAATATTTACTTGAAAATCGCAACTTACAACAAGAAATTAATAGAATAAACACCGATACAGTGACAAGTGACAGAAAATCCTTTTATGAAGGACAAGGAGTAGACAACTTGAACAATTGGTATATCTTATTAAAATGGATTTATATTATTCTTATTGTGGTCTACATTTTTGGTATGATTTTAGCGGGAAGCAGTTATAGTTTTTTAACAAAGTTTTTAATATTGATTGCGTTTATAATATATCCGTTTGTTGTTGTTTATTGTGTAAGTTTTCTTTATACTGGAATTTTAAGAATTAACACTTTGCTTCCAAAAAATGCTTATACTACAGTAGTATAAAATATACAAAAAAAATATGTTTGTATATTTTATTTTTCTTTGTTTTATAGTTACAGCTATTTATGCAGAATCATCATCAAGTTGGTCCATTTCGTCTCCGTCATCATACAATAACTCTACATTCAACCAGCCATCCTTTCGGCCCTTGCCAAATTTCTTATCCATGTACTCAAACAGCTCAACACCCTTGGGAGCTTTCTTGGAACCTTGGGTAGCCTCAAACCAAGACTTGAACTGAGCTGTCAATGTCTCGCGCTTAATCTTTTGTCCGTCCTTTCGCACGATTCGTTCTGCGGCAAATCCAGCAATATGGTCTTGGCCTTGGCGATACTTGTTGGAAGCCGACATTACAATATCACAGTTCTTTACGAGTCCTTGATTCTCAAACGCTCGCTTAACTAACATGCTCGCAAACACCGGCGCCCAAGCCGGGAGCTTCTCCTTCAAAATCGGGTCCTTGGGAAACTGATAAGGTGTGTCATCAATAACAGGGTCCTCGGGATTCACAAACTTGGACATAAACTCAACAATACGAATGCGTCTCCACGTTCCATCATCATTGCTCACAATCTCAAACAGAGTATTTGTGCATACAACCAACTGAAATTGGATGTTGAATTTCTCTGATTCGCAATACAATGCACGAGCCTGCATGGTTGAGTCGCCAGTCAATTGTTTCAACATACCCTCATTAATTCTTGCATCCTTTGAAGGCTCTTGCATAACCGCATAACGCACACCCTTCAATTGCATTACCTCTGAAGATGTTCCACCAACAGCCGTTCTCTTTTCAGTAATAAGAGTTACTGGGACAGTTCCAGAATATTCACCAACCGTAAGATTCATTAAATCTGTGAGAAGAGACTTTCCGTTTGAACCATTTCCTCGGTAAATATTAAAAGTCTGGTTGATATTCTCACCAATTAAAACCGATGAAAGATGGTCCCACATATATCTGTTAAGTTCCTTATCTGGAAATAATTGCTCCATAAAAGTCAATATTTGAGTAGCAATAACTGCATCCGCAAGCGGATCAAATGGCTTGTAACGAATACCAGTTGTCTTTGTAATATAATCCTGAGGATACCCATCTCTGAAAATCTTGTTTTTAATATCAACAACACCATTTGAGAAACACATCAAGTAACGGTTCTCATCCATCTTACTAACAAACTCTTTATCATAAAAGATCTCTGAAGCCTCCTTGAAGATATTGCTCTTGTCGTTTGTCTTCTTCAATTTGTTTGACTGCTCAGAAACATGTCTAATTCTTTTTTTGCAATCTTCATATCGTTCGTCAGTTGGATCAAAATGTAACATCTCTTCTGTCATTTGTTGTTGTTTATCTTGATATAAATTATACATTTCTCGCGAAATTGCAAGTCTTAGTGAATTTCCTAGGTCCTTTTCCCAATGATGATTTCTATAAGCAAACCATGTTCTATTTGCAACACTTGTACAGACATATCTATCCTTGAACATTTGAAATAATACCATTGCAAAATCATAATCAGTTGGAGTAGCCAGCGTTTCATCAAGGAAATGTTGGACTGTGTTTTTCTTTACTTTAATATAATCCTCATGTGCATCTTGCTTTGCCCAATACATAATTGAACGCATTGTAACTCCATCTGGTCTCTCCTTAAAATCTTTCTTCCATCTTAAATGTAAATCGGGTATTGTTGCATAGTCAAAATCACTTGCTTTACTTCTCAACATAATCCACGACAAGAAGAGACGATCGTCTGTATGTTTTAGAGCAAACGCAACTTTTGTATTCAACAAATGCGAACCAGGTTCATAGTATTTCTCTGGTAAAATTTGTGTGTATTCATGCACTTCTTTTATAGAATACTCGTTTGTGTTTAGTTCATTAATCATATTTTCCACAGCACGCTTTAGAACTGTAGCATTAGTAATATCACTAAGACTAATTACCGGAACTTCGTCTGAGTCGGCATCGTCTTCAACCTTTAAAAGGATCTTTGTTGATGTTGTTGGTCGCTTGGGTTTAGGTTGTGCTTTTATTTTTTCATACTCGTCTTTTATTTTTGGATTCAATTCAAATAATGGATGGTCTGTGTATCTAGCCGATAGTTTATGCAAATCCTTTGACATATCAAAATCTTTTTTGACATCTTTTGGATCCATTGTAAGTTCACCATCAGATGGGTCATAGTTAATAACATAATAATAAGTCAACTCGTAAGCCATGTTTCCGGGCTTTCTTGACCCAAATACTTGCCAATTTGTGCAACCTTTGCTGATACCATCGTCCAAAACCGACTCCCATCCATTCAACAATGGGAGGTCCCAATATTCTCCGATCTTTTCCAAAACTTTCTTACGCAAAAGCATCTGCAAAGAATGTTCCATTTTTATACCAATAATAATGTGAATTCCGTCTTTTGTCAAAGATTTGTCGGCTAACCTATTTACATCTGGCTTTTCAAAAACATAAATTGGAAATGTCCTATTTTCCTCGAAAATGAAGAATTCCTTAAGTAGTTCCAAATAGACCCCCGCAACAATATCTACGATATGGTCCTGTGTATGCTGTCGTTTGTCAACATCATAACTATATCTGAAATCAAAATCAAGCAGAATTGGACACCCCGTTTCCAACTGCTTTTCTGTCAAATATTCCATTTTTCTTTGAACAAATATTGCTTCATAATATAGCTTCCAAAATGTTGGTTCAACCTCTTTTGGAACAATGTAAGAGCCACCGTATATTCCGAGTTCTTTGCTAGGTATTCTAGTATGCGTTAATGAAATATTAACACCTTCTCTTTTCTCGGAACTTGCATTATGCTTTGCAAGAAATTCTGTTAGGTCTTTAAAATTAGACTGGGGCAATTCCATTTCTCTGTTGGTATAATATACAAAGATTTTTCTATGTCAATTTTTTATCTTTTGTAAATTAATAATAATAATTAAGATTTAAATACATGTAATAGTTTATCTTGAAAACAGATATAAATGCAACTTTACAGTTAATATAACAAAGATGTCAACTGACAAACTTACGGTTTTAACAAAAGACACAATTAATCGCCTTTTGCGCGATGTTAAACAAGTCATTAAAAATCCATTAACTGAAAATGGCATTTATTATACACACGACGACGAAGACATGATGAAAGGATACGCGCTTATTGTTGGACCTTCAGATACGCCTTATTTTGGCGGTTTTTACTTTTTTGAAATTAAGTATCCCACAAACTATCCACACAGTCCACCGAGTGTGATCTATTGCACAAATGGAGAAAGTATTAGATTTAATCCAAATTTATATACAAATGGTAAGGTTTGTGTATCTATTTTAAATACTTGGCGCGGAGAACAGTGGACTTCTTGTCAAACCATTTCAACACTACTTCTTACTTTGTGCACACTTTTGTGCAAAGATCCCCTTTTGAATGAGCCAGGAGTATCGAAGAATCATGGCGACTTTGACAAATATACCAAAATTATTGAATACAAAAACGTTGATATTGCTATTCTCAAAATAATAGATAAAACTGTTGGAATATATCCAGCACAATTTGACTTCTTTTATCCAATAGTCAAAGAACAATTTATTAAAAACAAAGATGCGGTTATTACATATTTAGAAAAACAAGCAAACGACAATCCAATTGCTATGGAACTAACCACCAGCATGTATAACATGAATGTTAAGTTAGATTACCCAAATTTATTAGTTAAGTGCAAAGACGCAGCGGATAAAATAAAGTAATTTTCAATAAGACGCTTTTATTTTATTAATCAATAAAATAAAAATTGACATAAATAAATAATGTAAAGTAATATTATACACCCAATCATGCATTTCTGCAGTTCATGTCAAAATATGTATTATATCCGCATTGATGGCGAAAATCCCAATAAATTGGTCTACTACTGTAGAAATTGCGGAAACGAGGATACTACTTTAAATGTTGATAATATTTCTGTTTCAAAAATTCAACTTTCTCAAGGAGAACAAAAGTTTTCGCACATTATTAATAAATACACAAAATTGGACCCCACTTTACCCCGAGTTAGTAAAATTCTATGCCCCAATCAGGACTGTCAAACAAACACGCACAAGGAACCCCGTGAGATTATTTACATTCGGTATGATGATGTTAATATGAAGTATGTATATTTGTGTTCAACCTGTGACACTGTTTGGAAAACTGACGAAGCAAAGTAATCTTTCTCAAAATGTCTATTGTTTTATTTTATTCCTTCTTTTTATTTTGTTGATTTTTTGTTTGGATATTAAATGAACAAAATAAAAATTGATTTAACAAATATAAAAGTATCTTTAGTTAATATATCAAGCATGGAAAAAGAGGATGAACCTTTGTATTCTTCTGATGAAGAGGAAGAGCAGTCTGAAAATGAAAATACCGAAGAAGAAGAGGAGAAAAGTGAGGTTGATGACAAAAGTGAAATAGACGAAGAAGAAGAACAAGACGACGAACAAGAACAAGAAGATGAAGAAGATGCAGATGAAAAGGACGACGAATCTGACAACGAAATTATTGATGATGAGGCTAAACTGTATTCTGGTGGAAAACCCAAGAAAACACCTTTAGTTGGAGGTTCGTTGGAAAATAGCGACGATGAAGAAGACGATGACTATCAAACTCCATACCTTCAAAAATTTAATGTAGAAGTTAATAAAAATTATATTCTTGATTTTCACCCCGAATGCGCAGTTAATAATTATGATGAAATTTCCGTTTTGACGCAAATTATTCGTGATGGAGCAAATAATGTCATTGATGACCTCCATAAAACTATTCCTTTCCTTACTAAATATGAAAGAACGCGTGTTATTGGTCAACGTGCAAAACAAATCAACTCTGGCGCAAAGGCCTTTGTTAAGGTCCCAGAAAATGTCATTGATGGATATTTAGTTGCAGAACTGGAGCTTATACAAAAAAGAATTCCATTTATTATTCGTAGGCCGACTCCTGGGGGTGGATGTGAGTATTGGAATCTTAAGGACTTGGAAGTGGTGTCATTTTAGAAAATTATAATATTTCTTTCTACTATAATATTATATAATAAAGTATCATGTCTTTTGAAGAACGCTGTTATGTTGTTTATGGGAAAGGTTTTACGGCTTTTAAAATAAAGGGTATGTCAAATAGAAATAAATTAATAGATTCGTTAAGATTAAAGGGGTTTAAACCAAAAAGTGTGGGTCTCTCAGCAAAAAAAGGGACTTGCAAAACAGTTCCTACATTATATTTGAATTAAAAATTCTATCTAAAAACTCTTTATTTTTTTGGGCGTCATTATAGCCGTTATCGTATAATTCTACAAAATTGTATTTTTCTCTTGAAAATAAAGTTGTATAATCTGATATTTGTCTAGGCATCTTCAATATCTTTTTAATATAATTTTTTGAGTTTATTTCTTGGTCTTCGCACAAGTTAATATTTATTTCATCTTTCCACATACTTGGTGTTATGTGCAAAGATGGTTTTATTACATTCAAATATGGATATTTACTAAAACCCCCATCAAACGCATTCAAGGTTTGATATTTATTTAAAAAACTATTTGCGGTTATGTATGGTATATGTGAACTTGCTACACAGCTATTAACTGCGTCCTCTAACGTTTCAAAATCTGAAAAGATATTTGTATTTATTTTCATACATTCAAAACTAGTTACACCAACAAATAATTTTTTCAAGTCAAAATCTTCTGCCTTAAATTTATTGAGTATCTTATACTTTATCATGTATTCTAAATCAATTATTGAAATTGCATTATTTAATTTGTCATCCAACAACTCGTATGCTAGTTCAATCGGATCTTTATTGTACGTCATAAATAGTGAATTCCAGGCTCCAGCTGATGCACCCGAGTAAATGTAGTTGTCTAAAATATAATTTTCTTTAATAAATGCACACGTTCCTAACATATAAAATCCCTTAAATCCTCCTGGAGATATGGATATTAACTTTTTATCTCTTATGAATTCATTTTCTTTTAAATATAGTGAATTATCGTTGCGAATCCATTTGTTTGTTCGTATATTTATAATAGACTGTTCAGAGTCAATTTCTGCGCGAATTTGCGGTTTAATTATGCTTGGAGTCATGCATTTTATTCCAACTACTTTTGATGCAACGTTTTTGTTCAAGAGTCTTGAGATGATTGACATTATTAGTAACAATCTCATTTCTATTTAATATTATTTGACACAATTCTTTTATTTCAGTTTCATAGATATAGTTATATGTTATCACTTAAATATTTTATTCTAAGTATATAATATAACATTATTACATGATGTTCAAAGCTATAATTTTTGCTTTGTTATGTTGCCAAACTAGCTGTTATCTTCAACAATCTGTTTGTACTTCTCTCACATTTGGTAAATGTATGGTTGGAAACTATTGTGAAATAACGGATACTGGCGCATACACATGTTTACCTTGTCCAGCTGGAAATTTATGTCCTGGAGATGGACATACTTATTCTGAGCAGCAACTAAACAAGCATTTACACAATATGACTAAATATAATATAATACTGACATCACATTTTGGAAGACGTGGCTACATTGTTTCTTCTGATCCAGCTAATCGTAAATTGTTTCGCAAAAAATTTAAAAAATTTATTAAAATTGCAAAAATTGGTTTAAAAGTTGCTGCTATTGTAAAAACTGGTGGTACTGCTGGTATCGCCAAACTTGCTGCAGCAAAAGCTAAACAACTTGCCATAAAAAAAGGCCTTCAATGTTTAAAGAATGGATTAAGCAACTTCTGTAATGGAAAGAAAAAGGGGGCCAAACCTAAGCCAAAGATTAAACCCAGAATTGGTTCTGCTGGAGCTCTTGTTAAAAGGGTAAAACCTGCTGTAATTTCTCAATCTCAAAGAAGAAAACCAGTTATAAGCGGTGCGGTAACCAAACCAAGTCCTGCAGTTAAACCTAATCCCTCTAAGACTAGTGTATCAAGGACGAGAACAAATTCTAGAAAAACAAAGCCTTTAGTAAAAGGTAAAGGTAAAGGTAAAGGTAAACGACCTTCTAAAAATAGTGTAACTAAACCACCAACATTATCTACCCCATGCTCTAATGTTTTTGACGATTTTGCAAATAAAGTAAACAATGTTACCAACAATCTTGTAAAAAATCCTGTAAATAATGGAAGAGACTGGTTAAAGAGGAATATTGGTGGAAATAAAGGAAGTTGTAATCAACAAATAAATGAAAGAAGGCCCACTAATTTACGAGGGCAAACTACAAAACCAAAACCATCACCTAAAACAAAACCAACTACTTCAAGAAAAAGAAGACCAAAACCAAAACCAACTTCTACAAGAAAAAGAAGACCAACTAAAACAAAGTCAAAACCTCGTTCTGGTGTAAACGATGATACTGTAAATCCTCCCGTTTCAAATGATGATACTACAAACGCTCCAGTTTTAAATGACGATTCTAGGCCTATTATAAAAACGAGACCAGCTACAAAAAGTAAGTCTAAACCTAAAGCAAAAATAATAACAACTCGTTCTCCTTCAAACGATGATGCAATTGTATTACTAACTAGACGACCAGTTAGACAATCAATTAGAAGACAGACTAGAAGGCCAACTCAAATTTCTATTTCTACTGTTGATACCCCAAGACCATCAAGAAGAAGGGTAAGACGAACTAGAAGGCCAATTAAACGGCCTACTAGAAGACCTAGTCAAACTTTTGTTGTAACAGATGATGGTGCTCCCACGCCTAGACCATCTAGACGAAGAGTAAGACGAACTAGGAGACCAACTGGTTCTCCTTTGTCTGTTTCTACACCTAGACCATCTGTGAAAAAACTAGTTAGAACAAGCCAACCTACAAGTGTTAGAAAAACCAGATTGCCAACAACAACAATGCCAACATTTGTTTTAACAATTGGACCAACAAGAAGACCGACTCCATTGCCTAGTATTCGTCCAACGAGAACACCAACACCTGCTCCTAGCAGAATTCCATCTGTTAAACCAACTCCTAATCCAACTAGAGTACCAACGGTTAGACCTACTCCTAATCCAACTAGAGTACCAACTGTGCGACCATCATCTAACCCAACATTGCTTCCTTCAGCAGCTATAGCTGGGCCACCAACAATGATTCCAGGTATTAGTTGGAGTGTGTTTTCTAGCGCACCAACGACAAGAAGCAACATACCACCAACACTTGTCCCAACAATATCAATGTTTACCATGATAACTCAAATGCCAACACCTCGTCGCACTATTCGCCCTACAGCTTCACCAAGTTTATTAAAAGCGGTTAGTCAACAGGCTTCTCCAACTATAAGACCTAATACGGAAATTCCAACTGTCCAACCTAGTGTTCAACCAACCTTTACACCAAGTTTCAGACCTAGCCCAATTCCCAGTTTAGCCCCGAGTCAAGAAGTTATAAAAACCTTAAGTCCCACTGCTTCTGGTGTTGGTGTATCTTCAATAAATAGTGCTTCTACTAGTGAACGAAATGGTATTACAAGCACAGCAATTGGTGTTGGAGTTGGTTGTATTGTTATTTTGTTAATTATTGTTTGTGCGTGCATATTTGTCACAAAGAAAAAATCTAAAGAAAAATTGTCACCATATCAAGTTTGGACTGATTATTATGCGGGAAAGCCCCAAGAAAAACAAATAAATTCAAAGGAAGACATTCATCATTTTTACAGTAAAAGTCCAAGACCGTCTTTTAATCAAAATACGGTGTTTACTCCACATGTTTCAGGGAGAATATCTTCACGAAACTCACAAATTTTATCGCCAGTTGGAAGTCAGAAAAATATGCAAAGGCTTTCATTTAGTAAAGGTCCAGCATTGCATAATAACTTTTAGTGCTCTTTTAAAATTATTTTATATACATATAAAATAACATATGAAAAACACTAATTTTGAATTATTATTTAAAATTTCTTTACTTGTTACATTACTATTGAGTTTTTATATTTTTATTAAAGCTATATTTTTTCAAGATAGTGACAAGAAACGCATCTTTAATGCATGGCAATTTCCAATGTTATTAGCTCTATATATTGACGCTGTTTATATTTTAACTCCTTAGAAATCGTTTGTTATATGTATTTTTTTAATATACATATAATAATTTTAGTCAAATGAAAGTTGCATTATGCTTTATTATTAGTTATTCACATATCGTAAATAAAGAGCAAATATGGATAGATTGGATTGAGCCAAATAAAGACATTATTAATGTTTATTTTCATTATAAGAATTATTCTGACATCAAATCTGAATGGATTAGAAAGAACGCGATTCACCCAAAGTGTATAGTTGAAACAAATTATATGCATGTTGTTCCAGCTTATTTAGCATTAATGTCTTTTGCAATAAATCATGATTTTAAAAATCAGTGGTTCTGTTTTTTAACCGATTCATGTGTTCCAATCATCTCGCCTTTAAAATTCCGCGAATTATTTTTTGAGAATTATTCAAAAACTATTATGAATTGGCGGAAAGCGTGGTGGAATGTTCAGTTCTGCAATCGTGCAAATTTAAAGATGTTAAAAGAAGACTCTCACTTAGCGAATGATCCTTGGTTTACAATAAAGAGAGAAGACGCTCAAAGATGCCTTACATATTCTAAAATAAATACAAATATTTATACTCTAATATGCAGCGGAGATGTGGCAAATGAAAGTATTTTTGCGATTATTTTGCAAGCGGTAAATAAACTTAAAGAAGTTAAACAAGCAGTGACACATGCTGCAGATTGGTCTAGAATGAGTAGTGCTACTAGTCCTCACGTATTTAAAGAGGGT